ATAAGCCCCGCAGGGTTATGGTTTAACATCTCTGAAAAATACTGAGATCTGTTCTTGTCTTGAATAGCTGTCTGCTTGAATGGCCTGTCCTGAATCAGCAGTAAAGCGATCTGCCCAATAAACAAAATAGATATTGCCGTCGATGGGGACCGCATCCGCATTCGACTCATATCGTAGCTGTCTCTTGATCTTTGTATAAAAATCGAAATAACGGTACGACTTTCCAGAGTCCGCACCGTAAGACGACGTATTATTCGTCGGATTCAACAAATATTTCTTGTGTTTTAAAACCGTGTAACGGTCCGTGTTTATGCGTGAACAATGAAATTGCACCGCACTGAGAGTGGTATCGAAGGTTCTCCCGCGTTCCGCGCCGTCTCCTTTGAAAAAGTCCGCGTTGACGACTGTCTGAGTCTGCTTTGGTGCCACAATTGCCATATGAAAATACAACGGCAACGTTGTTTCACTTCGAACCGCGAAGCAAATACGGCAACCTCGATAGTTAACCATATTGCGTTCCCGCTCGTCGATGTCTTGTCCGAAAGGTATCTGACATAGGTTAATCTGGTATAACGTTCGTGTGTCACGTAACGCCCAATTACCCGTCGTTAGCAAAGTACTCTTTGAGTTACTCGTGCCAATGCGCTGTCCGATTTGACTCGTGCTAAATTTTTGTCTCTTAGCAATGTATGAGCGATTGCCCCCTCTTAACATGGGTCGTCCTCTACGTCCTTTTAAACGACTCATGTAAGATTTCCGGTAACCACGCCAAAACCTGCGGGTCCAATACACCGCCCTTGGGCCATACCGCAAAGCCGCTCTTAAGTATCGTTGAGGCATGTTTGAATTCAAACTGAATTTATGAGTACCGTCTGTCCTAGTCGGGCTGGTCCACTATTACCCAGCCCGACCTTGTCCACCTCCCCATAAAAAATCATGCCGAGTAGAGTCCAAGGCAAACGATGGTGTTTTACACTAAATAACTACACGAATGAAGAGGTCACTCTCGTCCGCAACCTTGGAGAGCATGAGCTCATCAAGTACATTGTCTTCGGACGAGAGCAAGGAGAATCAGGAACCCCCCACCTACAAGGATTTCTTATCTGCAATAGAAATGCTAGTCGATCTCGAATATCGAGTCTGCTCCCTCGAGCACACATTGAACTCGCAAGGGGGACCAGCCTCCAAGCTGCCGACTATTGTAAAAAAGATGGAGATTTCGAAGAAATCGGAGATATCCCCGTCAACAACACCACCAACCCTCACATCGATTCTATCATCAAATGGGGCGATGACTTCATCGCAGATAGGGGCAGAGCACCTACTGTCTCTGAGCTCGCAAAAGAGCAACCCACTGCGCTCATCCGTTATCCGCGCCTCCTGCAAGTCCTCGAACTCCGAGCGCCCCCGCCAGTGCTCGTCGAAGGTACCCTCAAGCCCTGGCAACAAGAACTCTACGACCACCTAGAGACCGACCCAAATGATCGTGCCATCGACTTCTATGTTGATCATGAAGGCGGTAAAGGTAAATCATGGTTTCAAGCGTACTACGTTTCAAAATTCCCGGAAAAAACTCAAATCTTGAGTATGGGAAAGCGAGATGACCTCGCATACACAATCGATACCACAAAATCTGTTTTCTTATTTAATATCCCCCGTGGCGGAATGGAATTTCTCTCTTATGCGATCCTTGAACAGTTGAAAGACCGAATGGTCTTCTCCCCGAAATATACATCGAAGATGAAGATCCTGACTACTGTCCCACATGTGGTTGTATTCTGTAATGAACACCCCGACATGAACAAAATGTCACATGACCGTTATGTTTTAACTGACAATTATAATTAAATATCCAATGTATTGAGTGTGCGCGAAATGTCTCTTTAATGTAGCGCACCTATATTACGACTTAACATTTAATCTCTTATAACTATGTCTTCACAAATTATAAACTAACTAACTTTTTGCCAGTGAAGCGTTGCGCGTCTCTTTGCGCAACGCGTGATAGCTGTGAAAAGCGCCACCGCCGGAGCCAACCTTAAGTATACTCCTTTCATATAAGCCCCGCAGGGTTATGGTTTAACATCTCTGAAAAATACTGAGATCTGTTCTTGTCTTGAATAGCTGTCTGCTTGAATGGCCTGTCCTGAATCAGCAGTAAA